CGCGCGGCAGACCGGACCAAGCAGCAGCGGCCAGGGCGGCACCGGCGAGCCGGGCCGGACCGGCACCTCCGGGGCGTAGCGCAGGCGCGCGGCCGCTTCGGTGGCAGCGAGGCGGGCCCGGTTCACCACCAGCGCCGCCAGCGCCTCGATCGCCCGCACGGGGCGGATTCCGGCCTCGGCCCGGAGGGTCAGCGCCAGGATCTCCTCCGCCCGCCGCGTCGCCGCGACCGTGCCGACAGCGCATGGCGCCGTCCCGCTCACGGCCCCTCCTCCAGCCTGGCCGTGATGCTGGCACGCGGCTGCCGCGCGGCGGCACCGCGACTCACCGCCTCCAGCTTCTCCTCGATGCGCAGCAGTTGCGCCGACAGCCGGCGGTCCACGTCGCGGATCAGCGACAGCGGCACATAGGTGCGCGCCACCTCCAGCTTGAATTCGGCCAGATCCTCGCGGGTGCGGCTGACCGCCTCGGTCTCCCGCAGGTCGGAGCGGTCGATGCGGTCCTGGAGATCGCGGCGCAGGCCGTGAATCATCCAGAACAGGGCGCCGACGATCGGCGCTTCCACGGCGGTGATCCACCAGGTCGGTTCGATCTGCATGGTCCTTGACCTCCTCGCGGCCTCCTTGAAGCGCATGGGCAGCGGACCCACCCTGGGGCGGATCGCGTGGGTGGAACGGACGGATGTGGAACGAGCCCTATCTCGAGACCTGCTGCCGATCGGCGCTGCACCGGCTGACGCTGGTGGGTGCGATCGGCCGCCCCGAGGGGCTGCAGGACAACCCCTGCCTGCGGCGGCTGCAGGGCATGGGCCTGGCGCGGCAGCGGGAGGACGGGCGCTTCGTCATCACCTCCGCCGGCACCGAGCGGCATGCGCGGGAGATCCTGCGCAAGCCGGCGGCGTAGCGGCAAGCGATCAGTCCGCGCCGCGCCAGCCGGGGCCGCGCGGCGCCGGCACATAGCCGGGCAGCCGCACGGGCTCGGCCAGCAGGCAACCAGCCACGGCATCCAGCGCATCGTCCCGTCCGCCCGCCGCATCGGGCCGCCAGGCGGCCATCTCCTGCGGGAAGGGCGTGCGGAAGACGCTTTCATGCGCGTGCAGCCGCCGCGCCGCCAGCGCGGGATCGAGCGCGGCGAGGATGCGGTCCGCCTTCGGCCGGCGGCTCACATGCTCGATCACGGCACAGGCCGCGCCGGCGCGTGCCATCTCCCGCCGCAGCAGCGCCGGCAGGAAACGGCCGAGGCCGTTCGTCTCCACCCGCACCGCGGGCAGCAGCAGCTCGCGCGCGATGGCGGCGACGGCGCGGCACTGCTGCGTGGCCGGATCCAGCGGGCTGTCGGGGTCGTGCGCCAGATAGGCCAGGCGATGCAGGAAGTGGTTGCCCTCCGCATCCGCATAGATGCAGGCAAGCACCGAGGCATCGCCGGCCGCGCCCTTGCCGGGCGGCCGGCCATAGGCCGGGTCCCAGAAGCCGGCGCCCGAGACCAGCCGCCGGCCGAGCAGCGAGAGCAACGGGCGCCCGCCCGCCTCGCGGTAGTCCGGCTCCTCGGCGTAGCGGACGATCAGCGCGGGATCGAGCCGCGCGGCCTTCTCCTCGACCGCCTGCAGCTGCATCTGACGGGCGAAGTGCAGCGGCCCGACGCTGGCGCGCAGCAGCTCGACCGCCGCCGCATCGAAGCGCTCCGGCCAGGCGCTGCGCCCTTCCGCGTCGAGCAGCGGCACGACGAGGCGCCGGTAGCCCGCCAGGAAGGCCTCGCCCTGGGATGGGTGCAGATAGAGGCTCTCCGCGCAATGCGGCGTGCCGACATAAAGAATGGTGCCACCGGGCGTGAGCACGAACTCGGTCTCGCGCAGCCGCTCGCGCAGCTCCGCGCGCTTGGCCGGCGTGTCGCAGTTGCCCGCGACCTCGACATCATCGCAGACGATGAGTTCCGCCCGCGCGCCTGTGATATTGCCGGCGAGACCCTGCGCCAGCATCGAGGGATCGCGCAGCACCGCCTCGCGTGCCACGGTGAAGCGATCCATCGCCCAGGCCTCCGCGGTCTCGGGCAGCAGGTCGCGGCAGAGCGGGTGACGCTCCAGGACGCGGCGGACGGTCGCCACCATCTTCGTCGCCAGCGGCTGGTCGGCCGCCAGCACCAGGATGCGCGCATTGGGGTCGCGGGCCAGCCACCAGGCGCAGTAGAGGCCGACCAGGGTGGACTTGCCGCAGCCGCGGAAAGCCATCAGCAGCAGCCGTCGATCGCCCGCCGCGCATCGCGCGCCGAGCCAGCGCGCGATGCGGCGGTGCAGGGCGGGCGTATCCAGCCCCTGCACGCGGTTCCAGATCCAGGCGAACTCCAGGAAATCGGCCTCAGGCCTCGTCGGCATCGGGCGGGACCTCCTCGGCTTCCAGTCCTGCGATCTGCTGGCGGGCCTCCTGCAGCGTCGTGGACACATTGCGCAGCTGCGCCTCGCTGCCGCTCTCGGCGGCCAGCTTCAGCAGCTGCTCGAGATGCGCCAGCGCCGAACGGGCGGCGGCGTGATGCGCGGTGAAGGCCTTGGCGTCACCGTCCTCGGCGGCGGTGCCGGAATGTGCGATGAAGGTTTCGTAGCCCGCCAGCACGCGGCGGGCGGCGGCGGCGAAGTCGGTCGTATCGAGGAGAGCCTTCGGGCGCTTCCTCATCCCGGCGCATCTCCGGCCGAGGCGGGCGCATGGGCGACGCTCATGACGCTTCTCCTAGAGCCTGGGTTTGACCGCCCGGACGAAGAGCGTGCCCGGGTTGAGGTTCACGTCCTCACCGGTCGGGTTCCAGATCCGCACGCTGACGGTCGCCGATGGTCCGGAGGCGTTCACATGGCCGAGGAACTGGAGCAGCGTGGCATTCGACCAGGCGGCCTGGACGAAGTCGCCCGGCGCCGCTCCGGGCAGCGCGACGGTCTGCGCGACGGTGCCGTTCGCGGCAACGGAAGGCGGAGCGAGGTCCAGGCGCGCCGTGAACTCCCGCACTCCCCAGGCCCGGGACCCGCCATAAATGAGCGCCGGTGCCTCCGTCGCCGCGCAGAAGATGCGCATGGAGCGCAGGAGGTTGGCCGAGGGATTCACGCTATCGCCGCCGCGCACACCGATGACGCCGTACCTGGCGTCGGAATGGAAGGTGACGCGCTGCAGCCGGTTGAGCGCGATGCCGTCCGACAGGCTGTCGAGATTCGCATTCATCTCCCACCAGTAGGCAGTGCCGGTCGGGTTCCAGTTCACGTTGGCGTTCGACAGCAGCAGCGGGGTGGACTGGCCGAGCAGGTTCTCGCTGGCGTCGAACTGCAGGAAGACCGGGCGCATGTTGTCGCCCTCGACTGCCAGGAAGAACTCCTTGCAGCGGCCGCAATCCACCACGAAGGCGATCGCGCGGCTGGTCGGCAGCTGGACGCTGTCCGCATTCAGGCCGATGCTGTCGAGACCGGAGAAGCAGAAGCCGCCCAGCGTGGTCGGCGACCCTCCGGGGTTCGAGGACAGCACCGCCATCTGCTCGAAGCCGACGCCGTTCGGGTTGGGGAAGGTCTGGCGGAAGGCGCGCTGCCGCACATTCTCCGCCGCCGCCGCCAGCCGCGGCGTGCCGAAGGCGGCCGCCGCCTGGTGCAAGGGGATCACCGTGCCGCCGGCCCGAGTCGCGGAGGCCGTGTAGTCCACGGGACTGCCGGTGAAGGCGTAGGTTCCTACGTAGGAAACCTCGTAGACCGCATCGTTGAAGGCCGCGCTGTGCCGCGCGACACGGGGCGAGCACGCCTCCATCCGGACGCCGCGCGCCAGCAGCCCGCGCCCGTCCACTTCCACCAGGAAGGGGATGGCATCCACTGTGCCCGGCGTGCCCTGCCGCTGCAGCTCGAAGCTCGGGCCGAGGAAGAGATGCGCGTTGTGCAACGCGTAGGCGCCCGGCGCGGCGGAGAGGCGCACACCGTAGCGCGGCTGCGTCGGGTTCACCGCGCTGGCATTGGCGAAATGCCCGCCGATGTAGCGGATGGAGTTGTTCCAGGCATCGGGGCCGGGCTGGGAGACGTGGATGTCGAGGCCGATGCGGTTGTTGGCCAGCCGCCCGAGGACCAGCGTGCTGTCCTCGAAGCCCGCCGCCGCGCCGGGAATGCCGCTGCCCTCCGTGCGAAGGCCGATGGTGAATCCCTCGGCCTGCATCACCTCGGCGAAGCAGGTGTCGAGATTGTAGAGCAGGATGCCGATATCCCGCTCGTCGAACCAGTCGCTCTGGACCGCACGCAGCACGCGCAGGCCGAGATAGCGCCGCGCCTGGCTGCGCGCCGTGCTGTCGCCGATGGTCAGTGCCGCGCGGCCGCCTGGACCTGCGTAGAGGATGGTGCCGCGCATGATGAGCCCCGCCGCCGCGCCCTGCAGCCTGAGCGGTATGGTGGTGCGGTAGGTCCCCTCGCCGATCTCGAGCAGCTTGCCGCTGGCGGCCGCAGCATGCATCGCCGCCTGCAGCGCCGGGCCGTCATCGACCATGCCGTCGCCGACCGCGCCGAAATCGCGCGCGGTGAGCCGCTCGGCCAGCTTGTCCTCCACCGTGCGCGGCACCGCGCCCGGGAAGGTGAGGGTCATCTCGCCTTCTTCGCGGTCGAACAGCGCGACGTCGCCCACCGCGTCGAAGCCGAGCAGCCGGTTGACGCGCGCCTGGCGCATCGGCAGGGCTGAGAGCGTGCCGCCATCCGCCGGATCGAGGCGCAGCGTGCCGGCGAGATCCTCCTTCACCTCCTGCAGCGCGGCGACCTGGTAGTCCAGCTCGTCGTTCAGGGTGCGGCTGCGCAGGATGCCGTTCTCCTGGAAGTCGCTCGTGCGGGCGACGACCAGGTTGCGGCGCAGGGTCACGCGCTGGCCCGCATTGGGGGGTGCCTCGAAGACCACCGTGCCACCCTCGGATTCCCCGGCGCCGAGCACGGTGAATCCGGAGGGCTGCGGCACCGCGTCCAGCCACACGGCCAGGTCCGCGGGATCGAAGATGGGAAAGGGATAGGTGAACTCGGCCTGGACGCCGTCGGCCACGTACTGCACGCGTGGCGCGACGTCGCCGATGCGGATGTGTTCGTCCATCGCTCAGCGGGCTCCAAGAGGGGAAACGGAGGGGGGCCTTCCCCCTTCGGTCGCTGCTTGCGCAGCGGGCTAGTCGAGCAGGCTCCGCGCGACGGTGCCGAAGCTGCGCACGCCCTGCAGCACGGCCGTCAGCGTGCCGTCCGGGTTGAGCAGGCTGGCACGGCCGCGGGCGAGCCGCGCCCGCAGTTCCTCGTCGCTCGCGTCCTCCGCCTCGGCCGCGGCACGCTCGAGGCCCGCGGTGAGCGCGCCGGCGCTGCCCTCGTCGGGCGCGACGCCCGAGGCGGCAAGCCGCGCGCGGGTGGAGGCGATGGTGCGCGCCAGCGTCTGCTGGCGCTCCACGCGGTCGGCCTCGCGCCGCGCCAGCAATTCCTGCTGCCGCGCCTGTTCCTGCTGCTGCGCCACCTCCACCTGGGCGCGGTTGGCGGCGTTCTGCGCCTGGACCTGGCGCACCGTGCCGTAGAGGCTTGCGCCCGCACCCACCAGGGTGGCGAGCGAGGTCAGGGCTCCCATCAGTCGGTCATCCTCATCTCGGTGATGACGGAAAGCAGCGTCATCGGCAGCGGCGTGTCGTCCTCGATGCGCCAGAGCGTCGCGAGCGCGTCGCGCCGCCAGCCCAGCGCCCGCAGCCGCACGTCACCGGTGAAGCGCTGCGGTGCGGCGTCCAGCAGCGGCGTGTCGAGCCGGCGGAAGGGCATCGGCCGCACGCCGCTGCCGAGGTCCACGGCGAGCGAGGCCGTCTCCAGCAGCCGGAAGGTGACCGAGACCAGCCGCAGCGGCGCGGCGCGCACCCCGACCGCCGTGGCCAGGTCCGGTGGCAGCGGCTCGACCAGGTGCCGGAAGGCGAGCCCGACCTGCACCTCCCGCGCCGGCGGGTCCAGCATCACGGCGTCCCCGATCACACGGGCGCTGCCGCGCGGCGCGCCATCGGCCACCACGGTGGCCTCCCGCCCCTCGAGGTGCGAGAGGCCGCTCCAGCGGTCCTGCGGCACGGCGGCGGTGCCGGTCAGGGCGGCATCCAGGGCGAGCGTCTCGTCGAAGCGCTCCAGCCGCATCGCGCCGGCGCGCTCCACCACGGCCCAGACCGTGCCCTGGATCTCGGCGAGCGCGCGAAAGGCGCCATCCGTTTCCTGCCGGGTCCAGGCCGTGACCTCCTCGGCGCGATAGAGCGTCAGCGTCGCCAGCGTGCCGTCCGCCATCGCCACATGCAGCAGGCGCCGCAGCTGGTCGTAGGCAAGGCCGACCGGGTCCTGCACCAGATGGCGCGCGACCAGCGCCAGGTCGTTCGCCTGATAGATCTGCTGCAGGTCGGTATAGACGAACTCGTAGATGCCCCGGCCATTGCGCGCGGCGAAGATCGTGGCGCCGTCCACATCCACCGGCGACACCATCCGCGCCACGGGCGAGCCGATGCGCGTCTGGCGGTTGAGCTGGATGTTCGCCGGCGTCAGCGGCGTGCCCGTGACCATCCACTCGGCCCCCGAGGTGAAAACCTGCAGGTGCTGGCCGGAGAACAGGCCGCGGATGGCGTTCACCTGATCCGACACCAGACCGAACTCGATCGCCTCGTCGTCAAGGCCGGTGCCAAGGTCGAAGTTGAACAGGTCGCCCGAGCGCGACAGCCAGAGCCGGTTCGGCAGGTCGCGCGAGCCGCCGATCACCAGCCGGTCCTGGTGGAAGCAGAGCGAGACAGGCCAGCCCCGCGCCGGCGAGAAGGCCGCCTCCTCCCAGGCTGTCGTCGTCGCCGCGTCGGCGAGCATGTCCTCCACGTTCGCGCTGGCGCTGGTCGCCGAGGCGATGGCCGTGACCACCAGACGCTTGCCGCCAATGCGGAAGCGGATGCCAAGATGGCCGTCGAGGAAGACCGGCGCAGAGGCCGTCAGCGTGACGGTCCCGGTCGTCCCGCTCGGCGTCAGCGTCACCTCGGGCGCGGCGAAGCGGTAGAAGGGCTCGGCGATGAAGCTCCAGGGCGCGACCTGCCAGCTGGCATGGCCGGTGCGCGTGATGCGCTGCGGCGGCATCTCGGGATGCACCAGCAGCAGCGTATCCGCGCTCTGCGTCCAGGCGAGTTGCGGCAGCATCGCCTCGGTCCAGGGGCCGGCGACCTGCGCCACCTGCGCATCGTCGATGAAGACGCGCATGGCGCCTTCCGTCAGCACCAGCAGGTAGGTCTGCTCGGTGTTGAACTCGAAGGCGATCAGCCGCGCGGGCCCGGGCAGTGCCGCGACATGGCGCAGGCCAGGGCGTCGCGTGACGCCGCCGGTGGGGTGGATGAAGACGTTGCGCAGGCGGCGGGCGCCGTTCGCCGTGGCGCGCAGGTCGGGCCGGCCGAGCAGCTCCGGTGCCACCTCCCCGGCGGCGAAGCTGGTCTTGAGCGTGCGGGACCGCGCCATGGCTCAGCCCCGCGCATCCAGCAGCGGGAAATCCTCGATGCTTCGCGGACTGGCCTGCTGACTGTCGGCCAGGCGCGCGGCACGCATCTCCTGTTCCGCCAGCCGCTGCAGCGCCTCCGCACGGGAGGTGTTCTCGGTCAGCGGGATGCAGAACTCGGCGGCCAGCCGTGCCGCGAGGGCAGAGGCGAAGAAGGGCGGAAGGGCACTCTCATCCGGGCGGAAGATGTAGGTGAGCGTCACCTGCGCCGCGTCCGTGTGCAGCCGCCCCTCGAGGATGCGGTAGGCCAGGCCGCGACCGGTGCCGGGCCCGCCAGCGGAGAGTGCACGCAGGAAGCGCGGCGGCAGCTGGAAGGCGTGAGCGAAATCGGCCGTGGGTGTCGCAGCCAGGCGCGGCAGCGTGGCCTGGGCGGTGGCGAAGCTCCAGGGATGGGCCGAGAGCAGCGCGTCGCGCAGGGCGGGGTAGAGATTCGCCGCCACCTCGGCCTCGGCAGTGCCCTCGTCGAGCGAGGCGATGGGCTGCGCACCGATCTTCAGCAGGGCGCGCGAGCAGAGCGCGAGCGCGGAGAGGGACATGCGGGCCTCGATGCGTGGTTGTGGGTGAGGGCACTCTCGCCCCAGTCGGCGACCGTGCCGCCAACTCCCCTCCCGCTGGCGGGAGGGGAGGGGTGAGGATGGCGTGGCGCTGCGGCACGGCCGCGCGCATGCGCGCGCTACTCCTTCGCGCGCATTCGCATGCTATTCTTTTGCGCGCATTCGCACGTTATTCTTTTGCGCGCATTCGCACGACGCCGGTGTCATCCACCAGCACCGCACCCTGGCTCATCATGGTGTTGACGAACCAGGCGGCGCGGTCACCGTGCCAAGTGATGTCGGTGACGATCTCGCTCGCCGAGGCATGGGCGATGGCGGTCTTGTGGTAGAAGTAGCAGTAGCGCAGCGTGCCGTTCAGCGTCAGGCCGCTGTGCGGGACCCACAGCGCGCCCAGCCACCGCTTCGCCTGCGCGCCCTTCCAGGGCAGCTGGTCATCGCCGACATAGTCCGCGTTGGCGAATTCCTGGATGGTCAGCAGCTCGCTCCACTGCTTCCAGCCGACGACGGCGAAGCGCATGCCGTCGTCCGGCACATCCGCCGTGCCCAGCATCTCGAAGGCCAGCAGCACCTTCTCGCGCGTCAGGCCATCGCCGTCCGTCGTGCCGCTGACGGTGCCGATCGCCTCGCGCGTGCCGGCATCGAGCGCCGCGATGATTAGCTCGTCGGTCTTGCGGCCCAGCGCATAGGCACCGGCATTCGCCACCACGGCGCGTTCGTCGTGGTTGATCTTCAGCTCGTCCAGCCGGTCGATCCAGTCGCCGGCGTAGTAGTCCTGCAGGAAGCATTCGACGCTGGTGTGGTCGAGGTTCATTACCGGCACCACGCCGTTGCGCGCCTTGGCGCCGGCGGTGCCACGGCCGACCTTCTGGAAGACCGTGCTGGCGCCGCGGATATCCGTCTTGCTGCGCACGGTCGGGCGCAGCTTGCTGCCCTGGCGCTGATAGGCCTCCTGCACCTCGGCCTGGTACTGCTTGACGAAGGCCTGGTCGATGGACGCGGACATGGTCGCGTTCCTTGCGGTTCGGGTTGGGGATGGCGCGCAGCGCCGGTTGGCCGCCTTCCGACAGCCGCGAAGCGGGCTTCGCGGGGTGCCGATGGGGCCGGCGCGACGCACGGCGACCGCGAGCCCGCCTGCCGCCCCGGGATGCGAGCGTCGCGGGGAGGGCGTGCGCGGGTTGATCGCGGCGGAAGGAGGGCGGGAGCGGGCGGCAGCATGGGTGCCGGCCCGCCCCCGCCGAGGGTCCCCGCAAAGCCTGCTTCGCGGGGCACCCTGGCGGCGGGGCGAGCATCGGGACGGAGGGGGGCGACGCTCCAGCCCCGCCGCGGAGCGGAGCATGTGCCGTTCGCCTGTGCTCACGGCATATGCTCCGGCTCTTGGTTCTTGCGAGCATCCTCACCCATTCAGGTGCTTCCACCTGAATGGGATCCGCCCTAGCCGTTCACCAGCCGGCGGAAGCCGTCGGTCACGCGGCGCACGAATTCGGGTTCGCGCGTCCGCCAGTAGCGCGGGTCGCGCATCATCGCGCGCAACTCGGCCTCGCTCTCCGGCTGCGGCGCGGAGGTCTCGCGCTGGAGCGCCGGCTCGCCCTTCCGCATCATCTGCTCGAGCGCCAGCACACCCTCCGCGGTGGTGGAAAGCGCCTCCAGCACCGGCGGCGGCAGGTTCACGCGGCCCCAGGCGGCAAGCTGCTGCGCGACCTTGCGGTAGCGCTCCTCGCCGCCGAAATGGGCATGGAGCTTCTGCCGCTGCCGGTCGGCCTCGAACTCCGCCGCCGCCTCGGCGATCAGCGGCAGCAGCCGTTCCGCCGCCAGCTCATAGACCAGCTGCGCCTGGTCGTTGGTGAAGTGGGCCGCGTGCAGGCGGCGGTTCACCTCGACATCGGCGCAGCAGAGCGCATGCGGCGCCCTGATGTCATAAGCCTCGGGCGTCTCGGGGACACCCATCGCGATCCGCCAGCGTGCGACCTCCTCCGGCGCCGCGTCCCGCATCGGCGGGCCGGCACGCTGCGACAGGCGCCGCTCCAGCTCCTTGTAGGATTTCAGCAGGGCATCCACGCGGATGGTGCGGGTCGCGGCGTCCCAGAATTTCTCCGGCACCTCGACCGGGCGCTCGGTGTTGGTGGCCTCGGCTGGCGGCTGCAGCAGATCCTCGGGCATGCGGGCATCACTCCGGGTTGGCGGGAGAGGCAAGGGGAACCAGCACCTCGGCCGGGGCGCCGAGGGTGCGGGCCAGCCAGCGCGTCGCCGCGGCGGCATCCACCTGCGCGGCCGCGGCGCCGCCGAGGCTGCCGACGGCCTGCAGGAACAGCAGCGTGTTCGCCGCATCGGCGCGGCCTTGCACGCGCGCGAGCGGGCTCTCGTAGCGCAGCGCCACCTCGCAGCCGTCGAGCAGCAGCGGCGGGATCTCGCCGCGCCGTCGAAGGATGCCCAGGCAGCGCGTGACCAGCGGCGTCAGCAGCTCCGCCTGCAGCCGGCCATAGGTGGCACCCAGCAGCCGCGCCGTCTCGGCCGCGCGCTCCAGCACCTCCGTCGCGGTGCGCTTCGACTCCCGCGGCATGCCGATGCGGTCGGCCAGCAGCGCGCCCCGGATGCGCGTGCGCAGGTCCTGCAGCACCAGCTGGGAGACGTCGAAATCGCCGGGCGCGGCGAGGGGCGTCAGCCCCGCGCTGCCCTGCGCCTTCGGGATGATCGCGCCTGGCACCAGCTTCACCGTCGCCGGGTTCAGCACGCCGTCGTCCTCGGCCTGCCAGATGCCGGTCGCGGCGATGGAGGCGTTCTTCAGGACCAGTTCCACCACCTTGTTGGCAGTGCGGATGTCCGGCAGCGCCTTCATCACCGGGCCGCGGCCATAGGTCTCGCCCGGCACCTTCAGCCACCGGAAGGCGATGGCCGGCTGATCGGCGAAGTGGCCTGCGGCAAGCACCACCGGCCGGTCCGGATCGGCCGCCAGCAGCACGGCGTGGCGTGCCGTGCCGGCCTCGGGCCACACCGCCTCCAGCACGGTCAGCGGCTGTCCGTCCTCTGCCTCGCGCGGCAGGGGGGCGCCGGGGAAGCGCGCGCGGATCGCCTCCGGTGCCAGCTTCGCCTGGCGGAAGATGGTGGAGAGGCGCCCGTCCGGCCCTTCCTCCAGCACCGCGGTGCGGATCGGCACGGCGGTGAAGCGGAAGGCGGAGGTCTCGCCGAGCGGCGCCTCCTCCACCAGCAGCACACCCGTGCCGGCGACGACCAGGTCAAGGAAGGCCTGGTGCACCTCGATCACGAAGTTGGAGCGGTCGAAATGCCCCTGCAGCGTGACGGCCACATCCTCGAGCGCCTCGGCCACGGCGCGGCCATCGGGCGAATCCTCGACCGGTCGCGCGGGCGCCAGGCCGAACCAGCGCGACCAGGGCGGCGTCAGCTCGGCGAGCAGCGAGGCGGCAAGCTGCTCCGCCGCATCCGCCGCGGTGGCGTCGAACAGCGCGGCGGCCTCGCTGGTACGCGGCAGGGTGTGGTCGTAGCAGGACTGCCAGACCGGCTCGATCGGCCGGCGACGCTCGAGCGCCGCGGCGTAGCGGGAGAGGATCTCCGCGGGGCCCATGTCACTCGCCCAGCAGCGTCTTGCGCGCGAGGCCCGGCAACGGCTCCAGCACGCCGCGGGCCGAGGTGGCGATGGTCCCGGGGCGGCCGCGCAGACTGCGGGCGCGCGCCTCGGCCCGGGCCGTCTCGCCGACCTCTTCGGGGGGCGGGGCGGGTGCCGGGGCGGGCGGCGTGGGCTGGGCGATGACCACGGGCTTCGGGGCACTGAACAGGCCACCCATGCGCGGCACCTCATTTCCTGGCTGTTCGGTTGGGTCCGACCGCACGGCCCGAAAAGCGCGCGGGCCCGGCCCCTCTGGGGGACCGGGCCCGCATGTTCGGGACGGGATCGGGAGGAAGACCTTCAGGCGCACTGCGCCCGTTGGCAGGACGCTTCTATTCCGCCAGCGTGGCACCGGTCAAGAATAAATTCCTATTATCCACAGATTTCTTCAATGCCCGGTACAGGCCGCGAGGCGTCAGCGCGAAGGGCGCCCCTGCCCCCAGCACCGCCCGGCACAAGGCGACGCAGGAAAAGGGCGCGAGCGGCGGCAGCAGGCGCCGCCGCGGCCCGCCCGGACGGAAGGGGCCTAGCACGGCGAAGCCGGCACGGCGGTAGAAGCCCGGCAGGTCGAATCCCGCCGGCACCTCCAGCCGCGCCACCACCAGGCGGCCGCTCAACGGATCCAGCACGGTCCAGCCCGACGCATCCGCCAGCGCGGCGAAGCAGTGGCGGAAGCCGGCACGCAAGGGTCGCAGCCAGGGCTGGTCGGCTGCCCCGCCAAAGACGATCCAGGCCTGCTGCGTGCCCGCTTCCACGGCGCGGCGATGCGCGGGCCGTGCCGGCACGCTCACTGCCCCGCCTCCGGAAAGGGCAGCACCATGACCGCCGGCGCGGACCCGCCCCCGAGTCCCCCGGCGACGATTCCCTTCACGCGCAGCGGCCAGTCGAGTCGCGTCATCGCCTCTCGCCACAGCGTCCAGTCGCCCCGCTCGCGCGGCACGCGGGGATCGGGGGCGGTGCCGCGCTCACCCCAGAGACGCAGGATGCGCGCATGGGCGAGCTCGACGCGGCGCTGGCGGTACAGGCGATCGAGGCACTTCACCACGTCGTCCGGCTCGCAGGGGCGCTGCACGAGGCCGCGGCCGGCGACGATACGCGCACCGTCGCGCCGGGCGATGAGGGCGGCCATGGTCCAGAACCAGGCTTCCTCGACGCTGTGGAAGGGCTCGGTCCGGCTGAGCGCGGCGCGGACCGGAGCATGGCTGGGGCGAGGGGCGCTGGACATGGGGGGCTCCTTGGCCTGCGAGAACATTTCGGGAACGTAAACCCATGGTTGCAGACCTCGCAAGAGCGAAGGAGGAAAATTCGCCTATTGCCCCTGGACTCAATCCCTAGGATATTTTGCCCAGGGCAAGGGGCCATATCTCGCGCCTCCCCCTTCCCCGCGCGAGCGGACCCAGCGTGAGCACGACCGATGCGGCATGACGATGTCTGGCGAGCCCTGGACGCCCTCGCGGCGGAACGCGGCCTGTCCGCCTCCGGGCTCGCACGCAGGGCCGGGCTCGACCCTACGGCCTTCAACCCTTCGAAGCGCATCGGCGCCGATGGCCGGGCACGATGGCCCTCCACCGAAAGCATCGCCAAGGTGCTGTCGGCTACCGGCACAGGCATCGAGGAATTCGCCGCGCTGGTCACCGGCGCCCCGGCGCTCCCGCGCGGCGGGCGGGCCGCGGCGGCGCGGCGCATCCCGCTCATCGGCCTCGCCCAGGCCGGTAGCGAGGGCTATTTCGACGATGGCGGCTTCCCGATCGGCGGCGGCTGGGACGAGATCTCGGTGCCCGAGGTCGGCGACCCCAATGCCTATGCGCTCGAGATCTCGGGCGACTCCATGGAGCCCGTCTTCCGCGACGGCGATCTCGTCATCGTCTCCCCCGGCTCACCCGTCCGCCGCGGCGACCGCGTGGTGGTGCGCA